CGTTGATGCCTTCGATGATGTCCTTGACCAGGCTGGGGTGCATGGGCAGGTCGACGGCCCACATGTGCGCTTCGGCGATGGTGTCGGCGAGCACCTGGGCGGTGCGGGTGTAGTTCTCGAAGGCGAAGAGCGGGTCTTCTGCGGTGGTGCGGCTGCCCCAGAAGCGGAAGCCGGACTTGTTGACCAGGGTGGTGACGTCGGCGGCGTTGAGCACGCCGGCATCGGTGGCCGGGTCCTGCAGGTCCCAGAACACGTCCTTGGTGATGCCGCTGACGCCGTTGACGGCCTGGTTGGAGAGGGTCTTGTGCCAGCCGAACTCGTTATCCAGCCGAGCGCGATGGCCGAGGGCCTTGGCGACGGCGGAGATCGGGCGGCTCTCGCCGGCGTCGACGTCGAAGCCTTGGAAGTTGGGCCACAGCACCATGGCTTCGCGGGCGCCGAAGTTCTCGCGGTACATGACGGCTTCTTCGACGGTTTCGCACTCGAAGGCGGAGACGTAGGCGAAGGCGCGCAGTTTCTGGGCGGCGCTGATGAGGGCGGCGGCGACGTCTTCGTTGTCGAGCTCGGGCACGCCGAGGATGCGCGGCTTGACGCCGAAGCGGCCCTCGGCGGCGAGCAGGGCTTCGATGCCGGTTTTCTGGCCGGTGAGCGGGTCGACGCCGCCGATGACGTTGGCGGTGGTCTCGGCGTCGTCGACGCCTTCTTCGACGCGCACGACGACGACCAGGGCGCGGGTCTCGGCGACGATGGCGCGCAGCGAGCGGGCGAGGGTGCCTTCGGTGCCGGCGTCGGCCATGGCGGAGTAGATGTCGGTGACCAGGACCGGGGTGTTGAGCGGGAATCGCGCGGCGGCGGTAGTCGCGGGGGCGGTGGCCACCAGGCCGATCACCGCGGTGGAGACGGTGCGGATCGGTCGGGTGCCTTCGTTGATCTCGACGACGCGGACGCCGTGATGATAGTCGGCCATGGCTGCCTCGTGGGTGCGTGGATGGGCGTGGTGCGGGCGTTGCCGTCAGGTTCCGCGCCGCGCGCGATGGGCTCAACGGCGAGGCTCTGTAATGGGGGGGTTTACAGAGGGGGCCGCCTGAATACGTACTGCCCCAGCAGCTCGGCTCTCAGGTGTTCGCTGTCGGCGTGGCTGACGTGACCGACCCAGCTGGCGACGACCTGGCGGACGTCGTCGAGCTCGATGCGGCCCTGGGCGTAGTGGCGCTGGAGACGGCGCATCTTCTTGCGCATGCGCAGCACCGAGTCTTTCCTGACCCGGCGGCGGTGGGGCCAGATCTTGTAGCCGAGGAAGTCGAAGCCGCGGCCGTTGCGGTTGCTCACCGGGAATACCTGGGTCTTGTGGTTGGTGGTGAGGCGCAGCTGGTCCCAGAGGAACACTTCGATGTCGTGGCGGATGCGGTGCAGGTGGGCCTTGTCGTGGTGGATGACGGCGAAGTCGTCGGCGTAGCGCAGGTAGCGGCGTTCGCGCAGGCCGTGCTTGACGAAGTCGTCGAGCTCGTGGAGGTAGACGTTGGCCCACAGCTGACTGACGAGATTGCCGATGGGCAGGCCCTTGGGCGCGAGGTCGCCGATCACGGCGCTGGAATCGATGATGTTGTCGCAGAGCGCGAGGGTGCGCGGGCAGCCGATGCGGCGGCGCAGCAGGCGCTTGAGCACACCGTGGTCGATGTTGTTGAAGTATTTGGCGATGTCGGCCTTGAGCACGTAGGCGCGGCCGTGACTGCGCTCGACCTGGCGGAGGAACTGCTGGGCGCGGTCGGCGCCGGCGTGCATGCCCTTGCCGAGGCGGCAGGCGTAGCTGTCGTGGTGGAAGCTGCGCTCGAACGGCGGCTCGATGGCGCTGTTGAGGGCGTGCTGCACGACGCGGTCGCGGTACGGCAGCACGGCGATGGTGCGCTCCTTGGGCTCGAAGACGCGGAAATAGCGGTAGTCGCCTGTGCGGTAGGTGCCGGCGAGCAGCTCGCTTTCCAGCTGGAGGAGGTTGCTTTCGAGGTTCTGGGTGAAGCGCATGACCTCGACGCGGTCGCGCTTGCCGCGCCGGGCTTTGAGGTGCGCACGGTAGAGCGCTTCGAAGGTGGCGATGCGCTCGAAGAGATTGAAGTGGCGTTTCATGCTGGCGTCCTTGCGGGGATGGGTGGGCGCGGCGACTTTCCTAAATACTCGCCGCCGCGCCGATTCCGTTTTTCGGCGAGGGCCGTGGGCTGGGCGTCCTTTTGAATGGCGCTGTCCTGGTGCCCGTGAGCACCAGTCTTCGGGCCTGAGACATCCAAGAGCGGGGCGGAACCCACGATTCGTGTTCGTGTTCGTGCGCGTGTTGTTCAAGTTCAGCGCGCCGAGCCCGGCATTGGAACCGTTGTTCCAGTTGCCGCCACGATTCGGGAACCGCTAGTAACTCCCAGCCCGTTCCGGCTATGCGCGGGCGCGCATGGCCTTGATCCAGTTGCCCGTCATGCCTCCGATGGCGTCGAGGTCGCGGGCGATGCGCTCATACTGCTTGAGCGGAAGAAAGCCGAGCTGATGGGCCATGCGCACCAGAGAGCGCAGGAGATCGAGCTCGGCATCCAGCTCCTGGAGCGTGGTCTTTTTGAAGTAGCGCTTATTGCAGATGATGATGAGCCGCAGCAGCCGCCAGCAGGCGCTGCGGATCTCGGCCGAGAGCACGTGGCGCTCGGCCTTGGGAAACTGTTTGAGGGCGATATAGGCATAGCCGATCATCTCTTCCGTGTGTTTGCGAATCCTGAGTTCTTCGGGCTGGCTCATGTCGGTGCGGCCCGGCTATCGCCGGGCCATCCTGATGCTCGGGTGGGCGGATGTCAGAGTGCGAAAGCGGGGCGGAACCCACGAAGCGCGGCCGTGCTCGCGCGCGTGCTGTCCAAGTGCAGCGCGCCGAGCCCGGCATGGGAACCGCTGCTCCAGCCGCCGCCACGACCCGGGAACCGCTCGCCCTCCAGGGTGGTGTAGAGCCGGCCCTGGAAGTCGACGCCGGCGTGGGTGATCAGCAGGCGGTCGGTCAGCTGGCTGCCGGTGGTGCCGCTGGTGTTCCAGCCAGAAGTGGCCCCCAGATCGATGCCAGTGTCGTCCCAGTCTTCCTCGGCGCGGGTGTAGTCGTTATCCGCGGAGGCGAAGACGCGGCCGTCGACCAGCTTCATACCGTCCTGCCACTCCCACACGTTGCCGACCAGGTCGGCGATGCCGCCCATGGTGCCGTCGTGGCGCCATGAAGCGGGGCCGGAGCCGGTGAGTATGCGGGCGGTGCCGCTGCTTTCGCCGGCGGTGCCGCCATCCTGGCGGCGGGCGACCTCGTGGGTGGCGTCGTGGGCGCGACCGTAGTTGGTGTTGCCGCGCGGCGAGAAGCCGTTGGCCTTGCACCAGAGCGCGATCGCCGCCCATTCGTGCATGGTCATCAGGTGCCATCCTGCACCCTTGGCCTCGCACGCCGTCTTTGAGGCGTCATAGGTGATCGAGGCGCGCGGGTCGCGGCCGGGCAGCGAGACGGCACGGTTGTCGTGCACCTGCGCCTGGTACTGGCCGATGAAGATCTCGGACAGCTCGCTGCTGCCCTTGACGAACGCGGTGGCGACGCCGGTGCCGAGCTGGTCGCCGAAGCCCAGATCCTCGTAGCGAAACTTGGGAATGACGTGCATGTAGCTGGGGAAGCCCTTGTCGTCGTACAGCACGGTAACCTTGCCGCCGGTGGCGGCTTCGACCTGGGCGCGCAGGCTGTCGGGGGTGGCGATGATAATAGACATGGGTCGGATCCTTATACGGTGGGCCAGATGGTAACGGCGACATGACGCGGGTCGAGAGGTACGGCGATGCGGCTCTCGGCTGCCTCTTCTTGGCTTTCGGGCGACTCTTCGCCTTCGCCGGCCTCGCTGACGATCTCCTCGTAGCGGCGCGGCGGAATGACGATGCTGGCGAGCTGGTACCCGCTACCGCCCTCGCTGACGATGCCGCCGTCGAGGCGAATGTCGATGATCTGCTGCGACTCGTCCTGCCGCTCGGCGGTGTCGATCTCGACGCCTGCCACGGTGACGGTGCTGCCGGCGATGGCGATGTCGGGATGCGGGCCCTGGCCAATGGTGCGGATTTGCATGGCGTCTCTCCTTACTGGTTCATGAGGTGCGCGACATAGCGCACGCGCACGTTGTCGGCGCTGCCGTTGAGCACGGCACGGAAGGTGTTGGCGGCGCGATCGGCGGCGCGGGCGACCAGAGTGGGGCGCTCGCCGTCGAAGGCGGTGATGTCGAAGCTGAGCTGGTAGCCGGCGCCGGCCATGACGCGGGCAAAATCGTGCTGAATGTGCGCGGGGCTGACCTGAACCCAGGGCCAGTTCGGCTCGGTGCGCGCGGTGGGGGTGATCGTGACGCCGCCTAGATTGGGGTCGCTGGACCCGGTGTTGCCCGCCGGCACGGTGATGCTGGCGAGCACCAGGGCGTCGCTGGGGGCGTGCTCGTTCAGATTGGTTACGGCGAGGCGCAGCCCGGTGGGCGACATGAACAGGTACGCCCAGGCGGTGCCGGTCTGCGTGCCGGTGTTGCCCGGTACGCTGGCAGCGTTGTTGGCCGCGGCAACGCCCCATTCCCGGCCCAGCATGAAGACGGCGCCGGCGGCAATGTTGAGGTTTCGCGTGGCAGTGGTTGAGGCGGTGAGGCCGCAGCCGCGAATGATGCCGCGGTTGCGCAGCACGAACTCCCCCTCCTGGTGGCGTACGAACTTCTGCCGCTCCATCTCACGGCCGAGCAGCCCCACCAGCGAGGCGTTGTTCTCAACAGCGACCCATAGCGCGTTCTGGCCCTCGACGCCGACGGCGGCGACCGACTGCTGCAGATCTTCCAGGTGCGCCTTGAGGTAGGCGGTGCGGTTGGCCAGTTGCCGGTTGGGCAGGTTGTCGATGCCGTCGGGGCCGCCCTGCACCGGGTCGGTGGTCTCGAACTGGTAGATCCCGGCTTCCCAGGTGGGATTTTCGGGGACGTTTGCCATGGGGCGACCTCCTTAGAAGATGATGGTCCAGCTGCCGTCGAAGCTGATGTCGTCGTTTTTCTCGATGGTCCCGCGCACCTTGCGGCTGAATAGCTCGCCGCTGGCGGTGATGAGGCCGAACTCGCGGATGGCGATGCCGTTGGCCTCGCTGGTGGCCAGCGAGAAGTTGAATGTCACCTGCCCCGGCTCGGGGTAGCTGTGGCCGGTGAGGTTGCGCACGTAGGCGCCGGTGAGGCTGGTGTCGTTGGGGCTGGCAGGGCTTGAGCCGCTGCCGAAGCCGATGCGGGTCACGGCCTCGCCGCTGCCGTCGCCGGCGATCAGGCGGGCGAGCATGTCGCGGGCGCCGTTGACGATCAGATTCTCGTCACGGAAGTGGTCGATCAGCTGGCCACGGCGGTAGATCCTCAGCTCGAGAATGCCGGCCATGTCCTGGTTGTCGCGGAAGCGTAGGCTCATTGGGTCCTCACAGGGTGTCGCTGTGAACGTGGGTGGGGATGCGCTGGGCGGCGCCGGTGCGGAGGATGCGGGCGTTGCGGCGCTGGCGAACGGTGATGCGCAGGTCGGCGGCGTCGAACAGCGCGGGCATGGCGCTGCCGTAGGCCAGAGCGCCGTCGCGGCGGCCGCTGCCGGTGCGCCCGGGGTGGTCGGCGGCGTGCTGCTCGCTCATGTCGGCGCGCACGGCTAGGGCTGCCAGGTCCCAGACGTTGTCACGGGTCTCGCCGGTGATCTCCCACTGCGCGTAGGGCGAGACGCCGGTGCGCAGGATCTCGCCGTTACGGAACCAGGTGAGGTCACGGCGCAGCGGCGCGGGCGGCAGGCGGTTGGCGTTGTTGCGCAGCAGGCTGCCATCCCGACGCCGCCCGGCCGGGCGCACCTCGGAGAGCGCTGGCTTGACGGCCACGCCGAGGGTGTCATCGGTGGCGAACTGGTCGCTGACGCTGGAGCGGTAAACGATCTCGCGGAGCTGTGAGCGTACCGGTTTGGCGGCGTCGATCAGGCGGGCCAGGCGCTGGCGTTCGGCGGTGTCGATGGCCTTGTCCTCGCCGATGTCGGCGATCAGCCGGAACATGGCCCAGCGGTTGCCGCTGCCGTAGGTGTCGCTGCCGTCGCGCAATTGGGTGCCGTCGTGGCGCAGTACCGGCAGGCCCTCCTCGACCTCGGCGTCGGCGTAGCCGGCGGCGCGCAGGGCGGCGCGCACTGACCAGACGCTGCCGCGGCGGCGGGCGATCTCCATGCCGGATGCGATGGCCTGGCGTTTAGTGGCCTCGGGCCAGTCGTCGCTCCACTCGCTGACGCGCACCGCCCAGGCGAGCCAGGGCAGCAGGTGCGCAGGGCAGGCCCAGGGGTCCCAGAGCGTGTCGACGCGCGGGGCCCTGAGCCGGTCGGTGGCGCCTTCGTAGGCGCGCTCGAGCGGCGTGGCGCTGGGCGGCAGCAGCGAGCGGCTATTCGGCATAGCCCACCTCGATCAGCTCGCAATAGCCGGCCTGGTGGGCAGCGCGGGGCAGGTCCTGGGTGGGGGCGTGGAGCTCGACATGCTCGACGCTGTCGACCCAGAGGGCGGCGAGGACGGCGTCGCGGACGATGCCCAGGCCGAGGCGGTGGCGCTCGGCGGCGTAGGCGTCGGCGGCGGCGCGGGCGGCGGCGGCGACCACGCTTTTAGCGGGGCCGTTGCGGATGGTGAGGGTGGCGCGGATCTCGTAGCCGGCGACGTCGGCGGACTGCACCTCAACCTGGTCATTCAGCGGGCGCACGGTTTCGGCGGAGAGGGTGGTGTAGACGGTATCAAGCAGGGCCTGGGGCGCCTCGCCGTTGCCCAGCCGCGAGAGCAGGGTGACGGTGACCACGCCGGCGGCGGCACTGGTGACGGCGGCGTCGAGCACGTCGCCACTGGCCGAGAGGGCGTGGTAGATATAGGCGTCGCGGGCGCCGGCGGTGCTGTAGCCGTCGTAGGCCAGCAGCAGGCGGCGGCGGTAGTCGTCGTCGCTCTCGGCCTCGCCGCCGGAGGTGGTCAGGCGCTCGGTCTGGTAGTAGGTGACGCCGATATGGTCTAGCTCTTCGCCCTGGGCGTAGGCGAGCATGAGGCGGGCGGCGCGGTCGTTGAAGGCTTGGCGCTCGATCATCACCCGGTAGGCCGTCATCTCCAGCAGTTTGGTGAGCGGCTCGCTCTCCAGCGCCAGGGTGGCGGCCAGCTCGTTGCGCTCGCTCTCCGGCATGGCGGCGAGGAAGTCGCTGCGCATCTCGTCGAGCAGGGTCTCGTAGTCCTGCAGGGTGACGAAGCTGGGGCGCGGCAGGCGTGATAGGTCGATGACCTGGGTTTCGCTCATGCGAGGGGCACCTCCAGGGTGAGGGGCTGGCCGGCGCGGGTCTGGGCGTCGATCTCGAGCACGGCGGCGCCGGGCTGGGTGGTGCTGACGGCGCGCCGGATGGCGGTGACGCGAATGCGGGGCTCCCAACGAATGAGCGCCATGACGCTGGCGGAGTAGGCCTGCAGCAGGGTGGCGTCGTTGAGCGGCATGTCGATGAGTTCGGGTAGCAGGCTGCCGTAGTCGCGGCGCATGACGCGTGAGCCGATGGGCGTGGTGAGGATGTCGCGCACGCTCTGCTGGATGTGCGCGAGGCCATCGAGGCGCCGGCCGCTGTGGGCGTTCATACCTGCCATGTCATTCCACCTTGTACGTGCCGGCGGAGCTGCCGCCGGTGACCGGGACTTCGGCGTTCTGCTGGATCTCGTCGACCACGGCGCTGGCGATGGCTTCGGCCATGCGGTTGACCCAGGAGTGTTCGCCGCTGGCGGTGGCGCCCTGGGCGGCCATCTCGCTGACGATGCGGTTCTTGAGCTGCCCCTTGCTGAGTGCCATGCGCTATTTCCCCGCGGTGACCGTGCTGGAGCCGTCGCCGTGGGGGTTGCCGGTGAAGTGGCAGATGTGCCCCGTGGTGACGATCGGATTTCCGCCGTTGTGGTGGATGCTCTCGGCGTCGACGGTGACCACGCCGGCGGCCTTGATGATGACGTCGCCGACGCAGTCGATGGTGAGGGTGTTGCCCTGGTGGTCGTACTCGACCCGGGTGCCGTCCGGGTACCAGGTGCCGATCAGGCTCTCGGCCTCGCTGGGCGCGGGGTGCGCCTGGCGGTAGAGCCCGGAGAGCACGACGCCGGCGGAGAGATCCCCGCCCGGGGAGAGCACCAGGACCTGCTCGCCGAGGGTGGGCGGGTTCCAGGTGCGCGTTTCCCCAGCGCGCAGCTCGAGCCAGGGCAGGCGGGCGGTGGTGAGCTCGCCGATCTGCACCCGGCAGCGCGCGGAGGCGTGATCCACCTCGGCGATGGTGCCGAGGCGGATGAGGTTGTGAATCAGGCGGAGGAGTTCGGCGACGTTGTTCATGTGGGCCATGCTCGCGGGTGGCGTGGGCGGTGGGGTAGCGGGCGGCGCTGTAATGGCGGGGTTTACAGAGCGGGGCGCTACTCGGCGGGCTCGGTGCCGTCGCCTTCCCACTCGGCGGCGAGCTGGTACTCCTCGTCGCCCTGGGCGTCCTTGATGTAGAGCTGCCAGTGCTTGGCGGCGCAGGGGTCGATCTCGTAGGCGGGCATGCGGTGGTCGACGTTGATGCGGCCGGT